AGTTTAGTTTTTGTGTGAAGCACTTCCTCCGTAAGCGAACGTTGGAAGTGCTTTTATTTTAGGTGTATCAAGCACTTACGAAAAAAGCAGATTTCCATCATTTCGCAGCAGGTTGCAAAATTTGATTGTCGGACAATTGTCGGACAGTATTTTTTAATAACCAAATTGTCGCAACTTTATTAAACAAAAAGATGGCAACACTTAAACTTTGTATCGTACCAGCTAAAGTGCTTATCAACGGAAAGCACAAAGTAAGAATATCTCTGGCACACAACTCCGGTACCAGGTACATTCCTACAAACTGTATCATCGATGACTTGTCCCAATTTAAAGACGGTCAAGTTGTCAATCACCCCGAAGCTGCATCTATGAACATGAAGCTCCGAAACCTGCTCAACCATTACCAAAAAGTCATAGACAACATCTATGATGTGGATGTATATTCATGTTCCGAACTCCGGGAAATCATCATCAAGAAGAAAGACCATACCAATGCCAAATTTTCCTCAGCTATGAATTCTTATCTATCTGAACTCGCAGAAGAGAAAAGAAGTAAATCAGAGAAGTTATATAGGCTATCCTGCCAGTCCTTCATTAAGTCACAAGGTGACTTATTACTTTCTATGATTACACCTCGGAATATAAAGCATTTCGAGATGGACCTTGAGGATAAGAGGTTATCCCCTACCACTATCAAAATATATCTGACATTACTCAAAGTGATTATCAACTATGCAAAGAAGCACAATATGGTAAAATATGAGATTGACCCTTTCGAGTTCTGCCGAATGCCATCCGCTAATATTCGTGAACTAGACCTTACTATTGACGAAGTAAAAGCTATCCGGGATATGGAAATTCCCAAATACAACATAGGTGTAGTACGCGACATATTTATGCTAAGTTATTACCTCGGTGGAATCAACCTTATAGATATGCTTGACATTGATTTCCGTAAAGATTGGATAGAATATTACCGACGGAAAACAAAGAACAAGAAAAGCGGTGAAAGCAAAACCGCATTTTCAATCCAACCGGAAGCCAGAGAAATCATAAACAAATACATGCAAAAAAACGGAAAACTTGTGTTTGGCAAGTACAAAACATTCGGGCAATGCTACTCCGTGGTATCACGTAAAATGGAAGAACTTGCCAAGATAGCTGGCATAAAGAAACATGTGATATATTATTCAGCCCGTAAATCATTCGTCCAGCACGGATTTGAATTAGGTATCTCCCTAGAAATACTTGAATACTGCATCGGCCAGTCGATGAAAACCAATAGACCAATATTCAACTATTTTAGGGTCATGCGAAAACATGCGGATGATGCAATGAGAAAAATCTTCGACAGTCTAAAGTGATTGTTCTTGGACGAAAGCTATTGCCTCGGCAGTAGCTTCTTCCCTCTCCTTTTCTATGTCGGAGTTCAAGCGGTCTATTAAGTCCATATTTCCCGTCAGCGCGGTTTTCACACAATCGGAAAACGTGACTGTCAACTGATAGTGACCGTAACCAATAAAGGACTTCGTGAGTTTCGGGAAGGATGATTCAGTTTTACCCATAATGCAACCGGATTAAGAATAAGAAGCGGAAAAAAGAACGGTTCCGCTTTCCCGTTGCGTTACATACCAAGACAGGCACAGTGCCACCATTACAGCGACAACACGGGGGTCGGAACCGTATAAGAAAAACCACGGGCATTATAAAAACACCCGTGATAGACCGGTCAGAATTCCTACCTGTCTCTTAAAAGTATGTAACGCACTGCAAATATGGAAAAAATATGCGAAATAACGAAAATAATTCATGCAATAGTTGTATAATATACAAAAGTATATTATCTTTGTAGAGTCAATTTAAAACGAATAACATTATGAATGAAAAAGAATTCTTCCTTGACTTACTTATGAAGAAGAAAGCGGAAATGAAAATGCTGGAATACATCTTCTATAGTGGTCGAAAAATCAGCGAGAACAAAATGAACGCAGTCCTTGACCGAAGAAAACAGTTGGAAAAAGACATTGAAACGATTGAGGATGCATTAAAAAAATTGGAAAAGAAGTAATAACCATTCTCCCCCTTAGGGGGGATAAAAAAACAAATACATATGAACGGATTACAAAAGGAACTGGATGTTCTAAAGCAGATAATGAACTCCGACAACCCCACCAAAGATGCCGAGTTCCAAAAGAAAGTGGACGAAATAAATAAGCTTTATCCATCTGAAAGTGACGGTAACCTCATTGCAGACTTTGTCATGCAATGCTATGAAAAGATAGGAGATGAACTAAACCAAGTCAAAAATGAGTTAACTGTACGTCAACAGCTTGCAGACATTAGCGGTTTCATCTCATTGTCTTATATCGCAAAGAACTATTTCGGCAAATCAAAACAATGGTTAAACAACAAAATCAATGGATGTATTGTTAATGGCAAGCCAAGTAAGTTTACTGAAGACGAAAAGAAGAGATTAAATCATGCCCTAAATGATTTAAGCAAGAAATTAGGCTCAATTCGCATCTCATAATGCGTTTTAAATTGACACCATCCCCGTAGTTGAGCCGCTACGGGGATTTTTACTGAAAAAGAAGCGATTCATTCAACTGTCCTTTCCACAATCTCCATCACTACATGGCTTGACTCCAACCAGAGCCAATACCACAGCCAAAGCATAATCCCACCCAACCAAACAAAAGCCACATCAATATAGTACAAATTTAATATCCTGCTAACCAATACACATAAGAGTTCTCCGCAAAGCACATAGGCAGCAACCATAGTAACAAGCTGGTCATTGGCAACAGTTATCAAAACCAGAATGCCTATAACGGGAAGAAGGGAAATACAATCAATTAGAAGTTGTTGTTTGTCATTCATAATACAATAGGGATTAGAATACAAATATAAACATTATTTTGTATAAAACAACCCTCTATAATAGGAATTTCTGACAAAAAAGAAACGAACTATTATTACAATATAAACAAAAAGAGCGACTATTCAGCCGCCCCTTTCGCATTAACGAGATAGACATAAAAGTATCTCAAATCATCTCTGTAGATGGATGCCGAACCACTACAGAGTTTCCATTCATTCTACAGTTTCTCCTTTTTCATTCAGAAGTACCGTCACTTCTTCAGTGGATTGATTTTCCTTGGTGATGGTCAACACAACCTTATAAATCTTACCGGTTTCTTTCTCGGAAATGAAAGCCTCCTTTATTACAGCCCCCTCATAGTCCTTAGCCAAGACATTCATAACTGCCTGAGGCAAGTCTTTTACTTCCACTTTTGTGAACTCATCCTGAGGATTTTGCTGAGTTTGCTCTACAGACTGTGTTCCAGAAACCACGTAAGCAAATGCTACTGAACTGCCTAATCCCATAACCATTGCTAATGCTACCAATACTTTTTTCATAATCGTAAGTTTTAAGTAAATAAATATAGTTTTTGTATTAACTATAGGACAAACGATATGCCATGATGTACATCAATACATAATACATTATACATCAGCATATTATAAAAACAAGAAGGAATAATTATGTGTGGAAATATGTGGAACTGAGTACCACACATGGGGAATAATTACACAATATGGATTACTTAATTCCTGGGAAATGGAACAAGGCAGCTGAATAAGCTGCCCCTTCTATAAAACAGTCAACAAACAGACATTCACTAATCAAATGACATAAACATAAGCATAAATAACCCGGCTAAAGCCATAGCAAATGCAATTACCATATAAATTACTTTTTTCATAACTAATAATTTGGTTAAACACATATTTCCATCGCACGTTCAACAACGTACTCTTATCTCCGACAAAACCTCAGCCGCATAAAAGCTGAGGTCCAGCATGTTCCTTTCAATATCTACAATCAATTAGAGCACACAATGTTGGAACATTCTGTAAATCCAGTATAAAGAAACTGCAATGGCTGAAAGAAGGACTATACTAACACTATACACCGGATTCTACTATAAAGACAAATGTGTTTCTGAAATTCCCTACGTGATTTGAGGGAATTTTTATAAAAGAAAAGGCACGCAAACGAAAAAGCCCCGACATGTCATATACAAGGTATGAATTGTTACTGAAATATGAACAAAGGAAAAGGCAACTTATTGGGCTACCTTTCCTTTTATATAATCTATTCCCTCATTCCCCATACCTTTTTTCCAGATATTATATGTAATATATGATAAATAATCACAGTTTTCATTTATAATATTTTTATCAATACTGAACTCATTACATCTTAAAGCCTCACTGGATTTGCAATGCCTTTCAATACCTTTTTTCTTATACAAACAACATATCCTCTCGCTCGTATAATAATTCGTTTTATAATATTTACATAAGAAACAATTTCTCACATTTTCATAATTTTTATAGGCAATTACCCAACCAAAAGTCAAAGGATCTATAGTACGATTAGTATAATAATCGAATGTAATCTCAAATATAGCAGATGAATATCGATGGGTATATTCATTACAACTAATACGCTTATATAAACCTTTCATTGATTCTAATAATACGAATTTATTGAGTTGCATCCCACATGTTCTAGTAATCCCATCTTTACGCCTAAAATTATAAAACATTGTTGTTTCATCTTCTGAAATTATTCCATTTCTTATAATATCGTCTAATTCATATTCGGAGCTTAGAGCAACTTCAATAATACGCATCCCAGATTCTATCTTCTCCTTCTCACATTGATGTGAAACTAAAATCTCAATAAAAATAGGCTCATGTCTATTTTCAGAATCAGAAAGAAGTAAATCAGCCCGGAAACCTTTATATGTTTTTTCTCGAGTGATTACATTGTAATAATTCTTTAAGTTAAAAGATCGGCTCGATTTTTTCTCACAATAAGAAGTATAGTCATCATGATTCCATAGACAATGTTCAAAATTAGAGCATCTATCTTTTGTTCTAAAAGAGATATTTAATGCACTATCTGAATTAAACCACTCTTCAATTCTTTTCTTGGCAAGAGCATGAAGATAAGTTTCGTAGCTACAGTTTTGCGGTCTTATCTTATGAGCATAATGCTTTACTTTAATAGAACCTTCTTTTACAACCATTTCTCCTTTGCAATGAGGACATCGATATTCTATTCCTTTCTGAGCATTTCCAATACCAATGCAATTTTCATTCTTATCAAGAGCATACGTATATTTGAGTTCTGCCATATTAAAGAATCATGCTTTATTCAACAAAAGTCATATTCATTTTTATCTTTGAAAAATGGAATTATCAGTCGTCTGCACGTTGGCTAATAAGAATTCTTCTAAAGCGGCACATTCAAAAGCCGAATCAAATGGAACCGCAATAACTACAATATATTTAGGTGACGTGCTCCAATAAGGACTTCTAACCTGGCATTTTCTTTCACCATCATAACAAAAATAACTTCCAAGCCTTCCGCCAATGGCAACGGATGATTTACCTATATATAGCACATTCTCATTACCGTCCATTATCAAATAGACTCCAGGTCTATCGGCATATGGGTAGCATTGGGGCCAGCAGTTTTCCGTATTCTCTTTCTCTGGAAACAAATCATACTTGTTACTAACTAAAAAACGTGTAAGATTTGGGTGACGATACTTTTCTTCGTATAATCTCACTAATTTTAAAACCTCATCTAATTTTGCCATTCTTGATTACTTTGTTTTGTAAATCATCGAATCCCTTTTGCCAAAAATACATATCTACAACCTTCATTGATGGGTAGAAGCAGTGAAGTTTTTCAGAAATATATCTTTGGCATTGTTGTATTGTATCTTTATTGCTCTGAGAATAGTCAATTATCCGCTTTAGTAATTCCTCGTCAAACTGTTTGCCTTGGCAATGAAATGCCTGCTTAAACAAGCCATCCAACGCAGGGACGCAACCAATGGTTCCCAACATTATTTTAGTAATCAATGTATCTGTCACAGCAAGGTTTAAGGGTGAAGTACTGTTTTCCGGTTTATAATATTTGATTTCACCGTAGTACTTTTTAAGTTTACCGTACAAGTCTATTACTTGAGAAATATCATCCATTGTAAGCCATTCTTTTCGTAGGGAATGAAATTTCCTTATTATGTTTACGGCATCCATATGAATCGTATAATCTTTCCAAAGTATTCCACAACTACCTCTATACATTCCCCAACTCGCTAAATAAAAAGCAAGGTGAAGAGATAAATAGTCTACTGAATCTAAATTACCGAATGCCGTATAGCAATATTCCCATGATTTAAAGCGATGATTTGAGTCTTGAACCATATTACTCAAATATTTTTCAACGCTACTTTTTTCTATGTCTAAAATAGGAAATGTCATTTCTATATAGTTAATTGTTTGACTCAATAAATTCCTTCAACCGATACAATCTATCAATGGCCGGATTGTAGAAAGCATCCGGATAGTGCTGCTTAATATCGCAGATATTCGCATTAACATACATAGAGGTGTCAAAAATATGTTCTGCCTCACTTAGCATCACCTCCTTGGGTAACTGGGTTGTTTGTGCCCATTCGATTATTGCCTTGACGGATTCCTCGTCATAGGAATATTTACTTTCTTCTGCCATAATTGCTATTTATGTTTTTATGAATTAGCCTGCACAAATATAGATAATTGAAGCCAATTACAAATGATATAGAAGCCGAAGTTATAGGAAATATTGAGGCTTTGCATTAATTTTGTCACTACTTATAATTTTTTACACCATATGAGCCCAAAGAATGTATATGAATTAATCCAGGAAAGACTGGAAGTGATTTTTAAAGAGTTCGACAATATATACATTTCCTTTTCAGGTGGAAAGGATAGCGGAGTGTTGCTGAACCTATGTCTGGACTATATGCGTAGGAACCGGCTGAAGCGCAGGATTGGAGTGTTCCACATGGACTATGAGATACAGTACAGTATGACCATTGACTATGTGGACCGGGTATTGGAGGCAAACAAGGACATGCTGGACGTGTACCGTGTCTGCGTGCCTTTCCGTGTAACGACCTGTACCTCCATGTACCAGAACTACTGGCGTCCCTGGGACGAAGCAAAAAAGGAAGCATGGGTCAGAGAAATGCCGGAGGGCGCAATGACTGTAGACGATTTCCCTTTCTATAACCGCAGGATGTGGGACTATGAATTTCAGACAGAGTTTTCCCGTTGGCTCCATCAACGGAAAGCTGCACGGCGTACCTGCTGTCTGGTGGGCATACGTACCCAAGAAAGCTACAACCGTTGGCGCACAATCTATCGAGGTGTGAAAGAGCAATATAAGGATTACCAATGGAGCACGAAAATCGGTGAGGGTGTGTATAACCTATACCCACTGTTCGACTGGAAAACGGAGGATATATGGATTGCCAACGGCAAATTCCGATGGGATTACAATAAACTATACGACCTCTACTACCAAGCCGGGGTAAGCCTTGACCGGCAACGGGTGGCAAGTCCATTCATCAGTGAGGCCATTGAGAGCCTTGCCTTGTATAAAGTCATTGACCCCAATACTTGGGGACGGATGATAGGACGTGTAAACGGAGTCGGCTTTGCCGGACTTTACGGCAATACCCGTGCGGCAGGAAGGAGAGCGATACGTCTGCCGGATGGATATACCTGGAAGTCATTCATGGAATTCCTGCTTTCGACCCTGCCGGAACATACCAGGAGAAGATACCAGGCCAAGCTGGAAACCAGTATCAAATTTTGGAAGGAAAAGGGTGGAGTTCTCAGTGATGAAGTCATACAGAAGCTGAAAGACCGCAATATCCCCATCCAGGTAGGTGACAGCACCAACTATAGGACAGACAAGAAACCAGTACGAATGGACTACCTGGATGACATTGACATAGAAGAGTTCCGAGAAATTCCCACCTATAAGCGTATGTGTATATGTATCCTGCGTAACGACCATACCTGCAAGTATATGGGGTTCGCCCTAACCAAGGAGGAGAATGAAATGAAGAGCAATGCCTTGAAAAAATACAAGGATATTTTATAAATACTGCATTGTACAGTAAACATATAAAACTGCCCCGACTTTCGCAAGCCAGAGCAGTCCAATTTATAAATTTAAAGTCTTATGATGAAGATTGTCTGTTGCGCCAATGTTTTACTATCAGCATAACGACAATCAAAACGGTTACACAAACACAAGCAAAACCAATTTGTTTAAGCAAGGTGGATTCTTTTTTTTCTTTTATAGTTTCTGACCGTTTTTCCTCACGGGTATTGGAAATGGTTCTTTTATCAGCCTTGACACTCGTAGTATCGGCTACTACCGTCTGTCTATCCTCCTTCTTATTGAAATCACCTTCTACATGACCGTCAGCCAATAACGGAGATTTCCCGGTCAGGCTGTCGGGCGGTTTTCTTGTATCATAGATACGGAAATCAATCACATAGTTACCATTAGCGGTAATGAGTTCGCTCAAAGAGGTACTTGCCCCATGTACGATATCGACCGATTCACTCGTGCTGTCCTTTCTGATTACTTCTGCATCGGACTTGACAGTTTTATGAGAGCTGCCACATGATAACAATAGGAACAGACACATGAAAGGAGCCAGCAATATATGCCGGCTTACCCAGTTCATAACCTTAGCCAACATAGGCAATGTCATTTATACGGTTCATCCAGCCTCTCTTGAATTTATTGTTAGCCGGACGTTTCCTGCATATATCCTCAATGAAGTCGAACCGTGCAATCTTAATCATGTCGAACAACTCACGCGGGTTCCTGGCATTCACCGCAGCAAGTGTCTTAGGTCCAACAATGCCATCTACAGAAACACCAAGCAAGCGTTGAGGTATCTTTATTCCGTGTGCACCGGATGCCCACACCCAATCGACAAGGATATTAGCAACTGATTGCGATTTAATATCGTCAGCTTTCCATCTGTCCCAATAATGCGGCTTGAGCACCCGGTTAACGACATCCTCACGGGTAAGCAGACGCAGGTCATCCACGTCTATATCACCGTCACCGTCCTTGTCATAGCCGCATGACTTCCACGCACCGATAGTTACACCCATATTCGTAGCACCTCCAAGGTCTGCCGGGTCATTCACGAAACCGCCTTCCCACTTTAGGATAAACGGTGCAAGTTGATTCACATTCGCCATTTCAATTTTCCTCCTTATTCAATTAATACCCATTTTGCGGTTCTCTATCACCGCACTTCTTTCTCTCACACCGTTTCAGTGCCAGTTCCAGTTTCAGGTCAGAATTAGTCTCCTTCAGTGTAAACAGCTCATCCTGTGCCTTACGGAGCCGGTCAGTCTGCTCCACAAACCGCTGTTCCTTCTCCGAAAGCTGCTTCTGCAGGAACTCGTTGTACTCCCGTAATGCCTTGAACTCCTCGACATCAGCATGTGCGTCCTCAATACGCGCATTGGTCTTGCGCGACATCCACCACTTAATAAGCTGCTTGATGCCCTCGATGCCACCGAGGGCGGTCACCAGCATAACCCAATCATTCATATCCATTTCACCAATTCATTTAATAATCTACTAATAACCATTTTTTGTCCGACACCGCACAAATGTACATCAGGCAAAATCAAACAAGTTGTTGAATTACAATTTTCCACTGACATTCCGTGACAGCAAAAGTAATTGCTTCCACAACCTTGAAAAAGGACATAAAAAAAGAGCTCGATGACAACGTAAGTTGCCACCAAGCTCTTGGTGTTTATATGCATTTCTACAAGCAAATACAGGAATTTATATTTGAAATCCGATTACTTATTGCATCCTTTTTAAATGGTCATCCAATGTTTTAGGATTGCATTTCAATTTTCTACAAATGGCAGCTTTAGAATATCCGTATTCAAGCATAGTTTTAATCAATCCTTCTTTGCCCGTCAGCTTGTAATGCGAGTTATGCCCACCCTTATGCCGCCCTAATTTCTGTCCTTCGGCAACACGCCTGGCAAGACCTTCTTTGGTCCGTTGCGAAATCAAATCACGCTCAATCTGAGCTGACAGACCAAAAGCGAAGGCAAGTATCTGAGACTGTATATTGTTACCCAACTCATACTTCTCCTTTACAGTCAGAACAGTGATTTTTTTTTGCATGAGAGTGTTTAGAATGCTCATCACTTCCATCAGACGACGCCCAAGACGACTAATTTCAGAGCAAATAAGGGTATCGCCCTTCTTGAGCTTCTTTAGTAAGGTGCCAAGCTTCCGTTCTTTTGCAGACTTGGTACCGGATATGGTTTCCGACACCCATTTGTCTATTTGCAGTTCTCTTATCTTACAAAACCTCCCTATCTCAAATTTCTGATTCTCAACTGTTTGTTTATCTGTACTGACTCTAATATACGCGTAAATCATTTTTCACGCAAAGATATAAAACTCAATTACAAGGTAGAAAATAGCACATCCTTATAAGATGCCTATCCAAAGTTATCGGATTACATTGCAGCCTTCTACAAATGGCAGCTTTGGAATATCCGTATTCAAACATCTTTTTTATTAGCCGTTCCTTTCCAGTCAATTTATAATGGGAATTCTGAACACCTGGTTTTCGCCCAAGCTTCATCCCCATGGCTACCCGCCTGGCAAGTCCGGCTTTGGTTCTCCTTGATATATCTTCTCGCTCCCTTTGAGCAAATAAGACCTTTAAAAACGTATCTTGCACAGAATCTGAATCATCTTTAATAAGCTTGTCATCACGGATTTCTACAATATTGGCTTTGGCAATCAGACAATGAGATATGATAGCTATAACCATATACGCACAGCGTCCAAGCCTTGAAAGTTCCGTAACATATATGGTATCGCCTTTGTCTATCGTATTCAGTATCTTGCCTAATTTCCGTACATTGGGATGCCTGGCACCAGACACACTCTCTTCAATCCACTTATCTATAATGAGCCCCTTGCGCTTGCAGTATTCAGTTATCTCGTACCGTTGGTTTTCAACGGTCTGTTTCTCACTGCTCACTCTGATGTAACCGTAATTCATAGGATTCTGTTTTTCTCCTTTAAAAGTAAGAATTTATATGCAATTAATAAAGCATCGAACATAAAGTTTTCATAATCCGGAGGATTCGCCCCTTAAATATGCAATAGTTATGGCAGAACAAGATATTAGAGAAGACCAGATGACTATAACCAATACAGTGGATTATCTGAGAGGACTAAAGGGCAAGGATAGTGCACTTATCGCTCCCGGTAATTTGTTGAGTGCACTGTTTCAATATAGAGGTATAGTTCAAGATGCAAATAATTCTCTTGATGCTGGCTACTATACAGTTAATAGTAGCGCAATTCCTAATATTCCTTACGCAGGATATGGTATTTTGGTGGTATTTAAAGCTTCTAACTATATTATTCAGTTATATTTATATGGTGATGGTATAAAACAAAGGAAATCTCCAGATATAGGTGTTAGTTGGGGAGATTGGAAGTCTATAACATTTACTTAATCAGAACGCTTTATTTACCCTTTCACTTCTTTGCCTTATCTCTTGCCCCTTAAATGTAAGAATATGGCAGATAAGCAAGATATTAGAGAGAATGCGATGAGTGGTGGAACACCTACAAGATTACGTGGACTGGATAAAAACGGCAACAGTATATCACCAACATTGGAAGAGGTAATGAACGCAATGGGAATATATACCTATAGCTTTACATTGGCGGCAAAAGAGGAAAAAGACCTTGGCGACTTGGGGTACGGTATGTATTTGCTTGCATCCCCCAACAATGCAGCAACTGCTATATTTGCTTTTGGTTCCTATTCAAAAGGTTTTGTGTCAGATGCAGGTTCAAATTTTTACTGTGATTATACAGATGGGACTAAAGGTGTTGCTTTCGGTCGAAAAACGACAAATGGTAGCTTTTTTATCAAAAACAACAGAAGCACTGAAACATACATAGTTTTAAAAAGGATTGGTACCTTATGATAGTGGTTCTGCAAGCCATGTGGATTTTCATTCTGGTTATGCCCGTTCCGGCCATCTCGGTCAGAACGGGCAGAATACTTCTTGTCAATGCAGTCCATTCATGGGGTAGACTGCATAAAACCTAAACACTTAACTGGAATAATTGGCGGCATTACCCACCAAAAGCATCCGATCTTCACAGACCGAGAATACTTTCATTATTCCAAAGAATAAAATAGTATTAGTTAAGTAGTATATCGGCTAACTATACAAAGTTACAGTATTTAGTCGGAAACAGCAACCATCTAAGTAAAAACATCCCGATACTTCACAGACCGGGATGCAATGCCAAACAAAGAGAGTTTCCGAATGAAAATCAATATGAACAAAATGTCTTTAAACCTTAATGCAACTAATACCTATTGCCTAACCATAACAACTACAAGTTACTGATAACTTTTAAGACATAAACCATAGTACAAAATTGATACCAGAATGATTGCGCAACAATATTGCATTCATTTTCATTAATATAAGGCAAAATCCTCTTTTAACAATACTGTGGAATATTGTGGAGTGCTCCACGGTATTGTGGAATAATTCCACAGTTTTAAGTAAGAGTTACTGACTTCCATTCGCTCCAATTCCCATTCCAGCATCGTCTTACATACATTCCTATCATATTTTCTGGGACAGCTATTTGATACAAAAACACTCCTCCTGTTATATATTTTGCTCTATGATTTGAGTATATGCCAAAAATAATATCTGATGAAATGGGTGGATGATTAATAGTATCAGCGTTAAACATGCCAGAAATTCCATAATCTGTTTCGTTATTCAAATCTGCAGCATATCCTTTACCGAAAGTTTCTGCCACCTCTTGAATTGTCGGTGATATACTGTTGCCGTTTGCCGCCAGTCCACGCAGCCGTGCCGGAGTTCCACCACTCATCGCATTTTCCTTAATATCTTCTGCCATACTTAATACATTTAAGGGGCATAATTTCCGGATGGAAATATTACCCGATTTAACATTTTAATAATTAACTCGTTTTGTAAATTATAAATCAAATTTTTCCGTAATATCTGAAGAACTCAAAAGGAGTTCTCACATCAAGATAACCGTCTACCTCTTCGTTGGCTTCCGCTTCCATTTCAAACGCGGAATTTCCGTAAGCCTTATCACCTACATTTATCCAACACCGGTTACGGCATAAGTGATACATGTAGGATATTGCGTACTCCACACCATACTGGAGGTAGAACCACAACGGGCATAGCAGATATACCCATAAGTTGAATCCGGTAAACAGCATGATTACCGTCAGCAGCACAGCGGATGCAATCATGCATTCCTCCCATTGGCGCACATGAATCGCCTCATGGTTAAGTGTACTCTGCTTCATCTCCTCCTTGCTTTTCTTGGTGAAGACGAAACATCCCAATGTGATGGTGTTGTAACCCTGCCACAGCAGCCATTTCGCTAACTTGCTTTCATAAAAAACTTTCATACATCTTTCCATTTATATTAGTTTGTTAATTAACCGGGTTTTCGTAATCATGGTCACCCAAATCAGCATACGAATACGAAATGCCATTTTTATTGGTTGAAATCCAGACTCCTCCCAATGATATGAATTCATAAACACCAGGCTCTGTGATATGAGCTTTATTGCAATAATGGTATTGACCGTCAACCAACTCCATATCATTAAATCCGTCCGATGTCACAACTGACACATAGCCATATGTGCTCCCTGAAGAATTATTATATATGATCAAGGATATTTTCATACCCACACATTGGGCAGAGCTGGGAAGCATGTATTCACTTTGGCCTATTCTACTGGGACGCCCATTGCCAAAATCCGAACCAAAATTGGGGTTCAGGTAAAAGTAGCCTTCATTGGAACTAAACCCATGTATCTTTATGAATGCCGCTGTCGCTGTAATTTTTCCTTGAACATTGACTTCTCCAGTCTCACCATCAATGTTACAAGTGACATTTCCATTCTTATCCCTTGCCAATACGTTCTGTACCACCAAATCATCCACAAGGATTTCATCGGCACGTATCTTTCTTATTAAAGCCATATCCATAGCTACAAACATAAACTGCTGTGCCGCCTCCCAATTCGCATCACCGTCTATCGAGGTAGGTGCGACAGTGACCGACGTACCGTAAGCCCGTACCCGAAACGGAATGGTGCGATTGTTGAATGTGGCCAGTACGATGTCATGGTAATCTTCATTCCAGACATATGTGTTGCCCTTGGCGAAAAAACCTCTCGGACGCGGCTCACTGGCATCCCGTCCGCTTGAACCGTCATAGCTGACACCCACGGACATCTCCGCAATGAAACTGTCATTCCATGCCGAAGCGTCAGCCTGGCTCTGGTAACAGCGGACAGAGAAAGTTGAATACCCTGCAGAAGCGTTGACCGTAATCTCGGAAGCCCTCGAAGGCCCTGCGATGGCGCTCCATATCCCGTTGCTGTACCCCCGTGCGGCCAGATATCCGTCCGGATAAGTCAATGTGGCGCTGCCGAGCGTCCGCTTGGCATAGACCCGAAAAGCTGAAGGCACCAAAGACCCGGCACTGCTCACCCGTATATTGCTGCATGTACTGATGAGATATACCATGCCGCCATCCTGGGTAAGCTGCTCCCATTCGGCCGTGTTCACTTCTCCGGTAGGAATATAGCCGTAGCTCTTTCCACCGTTCTGTGTCTGTAGGATGCGCCTATCCTGACTGTCATTGACTGTCCATAGAGGTGGATTCGATGTATCAACCTTGGAGAGCCATGACCGGCCACCCATCGTGCAGATGGTGAGCTTTTTGAATGGAGTATTAGCTGTGCGCCACTCACCGCCAGCCTTGACGGATTCGCCGTCACCGCCAGGTTTTCCTGGATTACCGTCGTTACCATCCACGACCATGGGTATAGTTTCCCGGTCCACGACCTGCCCACCCACATAATAGACAAATTGTAACTGCGTCGTGAAGTTCTTCGGAGAGATGGACGTGCCGTTCTGTATCTCGACCTCTGCGCCTCCGTCCTTACTGTATTTCAGTACGCCATCCGTCGTGATGGAAGTGCTACCGCCTACAGACTTGGTACGTGTACATGACACCCCGGCTACACTATAAGTGCCGTCCTTCCGTTTGCTGACTGAAGAAACGGAAGGCACCAGCCTATAGAGTACCGCATCACTGCCCGGATTACCGGCACGCACCCCGGTAACAGTGAACACCAGCTCACGGCTTATATCCGTATCCTGTACTGTAGCCGTAACGGTTATCCTGACCTCTGAACGTGCAGGCATCGAAATGCCGGAAGCCACGGTAAACGCTATCACACCCGTATTGACATTGTAGCTTTCCGTGACACCGGCAGGCGTCACGCATGAGATGGACTTGAGCTGTAGTTTCTTCGTACCATACCACATGCCGACGGTCGTTTTGAGCACAGACTGCGCAACGGTTTTCCCCTCATATGTCAAGGCAATGCTTTCCATCTCGTTGTCGAAATCGGCTACAATGGCCGACTCGCCGTCAAAGCCCCATTTGGCCCAGATGGCTGCCGGGCTGAACGCGCTCCATACACCGTCCTTCTTCGTGCGGCAGCAAGCCCACTCGTATGGCAGGCTCTCGCTGACACCAATCGGGTCATCGTGCCAGCCGGACGGAACATAGTCATCCACCTGCGAGGTGGCAGGGGTTGCCGGAGCGATATTCTCTGTCGTATGCTTGAATATCCACTCATAATCCCTACCGTCACGCCCGTCCTGGCCGTTCTCCACCAGCAGCTCATACTCGGCCGTGTTCAAGTCCCCGGTAATGGTATAACCGTAGGACTTGCCGCCGTTCTGCGTCTGCAGGATGCGTCTTCCCTCATTGGTCGTCTGAGTCCACATCGGAGGATTGTCGGTACCATCAGGAGCGACACATAAAAAGACACGTCCGGCCATCTTGGTAATACCCATGTAAGGTATATGCTTTCCGGTTTCCCATTCACCGCAATTGGTAATGCTTGTACCGTCTGCACCCTTGCTGCCAGTCACACAGATGGCGTTCGTGACAGTGAAAGTTCCGTCAGTGAAGACTATCCTTGTCCGGGTCCAGATATACCAGCCGTTTTTCCACGCCGGAGAGTCTGTCTGCCACTCGCCTCCGGTTGTGGTGGCCGATGAAGAGGAAAGGTAGTATTCTTCGGTAATGGACTTGATGCCCTTGCCGTCGGCCCCCCGCCCACCACTGATACAAGCCGCTTGGGTGTACTTGACTTCGCCATCAGAATAGACAATCTTCGTCCGCGACCAGATATACTTGCCGGCTTCCCATTCAGGGGAGGTAGTCTGCCAACCGTCCACCGGGGCAATGACATTAGACACCGATATCGCGTATTCCACATCGGTAGACTTGATACCCTTGCCGCTTTCTCCCTTGGCCGCATATTTCAGCCAGTCGGCATTGCCGTCTGCCGGTTCTGTAGACGTGCCTTTCTCATTGACACATATCCATGAGCTGCCGTTATGCGTCACCTCATCATAATAGGCATACTTCTCACCCTTTTTCCACGTACCTTTAAATAGCGGTACCCGGAAAGCCTCGCCGGTGATGTCATCCACCTGGAATATCTTGCCGGACATGATGACGTGGCGAAAAACAGCCGAGTAGTTGTCGGCCGGAATGCCATGCACGGTACGACCTTTCTTTTTGCCAATCCATGAGACTTCCTGGGCAGGCTCGACATCCCAAGTATTGGCGTGGTCGAAGAAAGTGATGCAGTTGTTGCCATTAACCGTATCAATCAGGATGTACGTCTGCCTATCCTCATCCGTGAAGTTACCCGTTTGGGCGAGTACCATCGCATCCCCCGGCTTCCAGTCGGTACCCGGTTTCGGCGTCATGACGAATGTCTTGGCAGTGTAATCGGCAGAAGTCACCCGGAACTTCATCTCCTCGAACCCCTGCAGCTTGCCTTCAGGTGACTTGGTGACGAAGTAGGTGGTCAGAATGTCATCGACAAACTGGCTCAGACCGTCGGCATCGGTCAGGTCAGGGGTTATGGTATAGCTACCGTCACCATTATCGCTCCATTCCTTGACCGTACATCCACCTCCGGGAGAGGCACACATCCTGCCTTTGAAATAGGTCACACGGTTATAGGCAATCTCCGGAAAAAACACACGTTTGCGGAAAATGCCCTCTTCCATTTCAAGGATGCCATTCTTATCGATACACCCTCCGGAAATACCGCTGATGAACTCGCCGAACTTGACCCAATCTCCGAAGGTTATGGGGAAAGGAGTGCCGTCAGCCTGGTCTTTGCGAAGGAACACCTTTGATAATTCTTCGATGCTCATTCCTTGTTGAATGAGTTCAAGAATGCCAATAAATGTCCGTCCAACCCTCTCTGCGGTATTCTCTCCCTCAGAAGAGGCGTTCCTTATCTGTAGAGCAAGTTTCCTTAATATGTCAAGTGTATCAGGCATTATTCACCAAGTACTCTAAAAGTTACACGATTAGCATTAATCCCTCCACTTCCCCTATACAGCGGAAAGTCTTTTTTATTATCATTCAAATACCGAACACATTCTTTCATATACCTATCAGCAACAGAGAAAGCATCATTATAAGCCATAAGTTTCTCCTTAAAATCAGAACGCGATGAATATTCGTTATCTTTATTGACAAATCCAAAACGGGTGACATTTCCATCTCCATTTTTCACGATACGAGCATAGGTATAATATGCCAATGTCGTTTTCAGCCCTACAAAGGAACGTTTGCCTCCACATTCTATGGTATAAGAACTACCATTAAGCAACTCACTATAATTTTCCGGATGTTCTTTCACATCTAAGAATAAAGCATCACCCAAAGCTGACTTCAAATCAATGTTCTCCGACTCCCGAATATATGCCTCTATCTTTTCCGTATCGATGTGTATTGACATCGTACGAGCCAACTTATAGACCTCATCTGTTGTTATTAGACATCGCAGCATTTCTTATATATTTAAGAGGTTGTACACTAAAGTCATTGGAAGGATTGAGAGGTTCATACCAATGCGCAAAAATTTTCTGAAAAGCCCGTTCAATCATGCGTTGTTGCTTTGACACAATAGAGTTATAGTATTCAAAAGCATCTTCCAATATATCCCCAGAAAAACCAACCTTACCAATCCGGATACAATACCAAGGCTCCTGCCCGAAAGCCGAATAAATACGTTCAACCACACTGGCATCAGTAACGGTAAACTCCTTATCATAATTTTTAGGACTAATATCCACAAACTCCGGTTTTTCTTCATCAGATTCCAAGGTTACCTCTAAGACCTTTGTCGCATTGGTGTCTCCTTGTAATTGCACGATAGTATCAGAAAAACCAGTATCTTCATTAGTCCTATCCTCTTTTATAGGATTTCCGTTTTCATCAAAACGTACCGAAGAAGCACCTTTCTTTGTAATTATCATCCCGGAAGGCATGAAGTTACAACGCACATTACGATACTTCACATTGGCTAATCCCTCATCCGTACTCATTTCCGTAATCACACGGTCAGCTCTTCCGATAGGATACACGAATTTCCCTGTGTTGCTAATCCATAGTATCTGCCCCTTATAGTTTTCAATCCCTCCGGCAGCCCGAATTTGCGCATAGACCACCTCCTTACGTGGATTAAATACATCTATAAACTCCACATTTTCTGGTATTACCTTTATGGCTTTTCCCTGACGGGTTTTCTTTCCTGTCCAATCCGGATGAACTGCGATTTTTGCGATATATCCGGATTCATCCTCCTCCAACAAACGGCAATTTTCAAAGGGGATGTGCTGTACTTCCACTATATCTGCGAACATATTATAATTAACATGTATCGCCATCCCATCGTAATCAGCAACATCCTTGCAGACGAAAGCATGGATGTCATCTGCCGTATCTCCACGGCGGTTAACCACATATTCAGAAAAAGCAACCTCACGAAACCCATTTCCCTCTATGAAATTGGCATAACGTTCTGCACATTCGCTACCCGTTGAACTCGCAGCGATGATATTTCTTAGATGTTGGGGATATAAATTATCATCACCGTAGCTTTGGATGCCAAGATTACGTAAATAGCCCGTGTCAACACGCCTATTACTCTTCTTCTTTAATTCATTTACGTTCATCGTTCCGTGAGGTTATTCTTTATTTCACCGTTTCTACGGCTTCTATAGTCTGCTTAGAGTCAACTACAGATTGAGCCTCTTTAATATGAGCATCCAATACTTTAGCTGTAACTTTCTTCCCGTTCAGTTTATAAGTCTTGAACGCATCTCTCACAATCTCAGAAGTAGCACCTTCCACTTCAAAGGCTTTCACCAATTCTGAAACCAAAGTTTCATCCAATGGTAAAGCAGGACTCATCCGTCTTTCAACCCTTTTCTCCCAATCGGAAGGCGTTGAAGCAAAAAAGACTATCCCTTTAGGATTTTCCGCAAGATACCTTTCTGCCGCTTCGTCAGTAAGATTGTTGTTGGTGTACATTTCACTACTTCCAAAGCCTACTTGGAGCAATACACCATTTTTCAATGCATAACTTGATTTTTCTTTCATTTTTCCATATCTTTTTAAGTACGAATACATTTCAATCACAGCGTCACGATAGCAATCAGCACATGAGGTCTTGGTAAATGTCCTACCAAGAACTTCATGAAACATCAGTTCAATGTCTGATTTATCAGAAGAAGAAAGGGAGACCTTATCCCCCAATCTCTTCAACTTATCAACCATCTCCAAGACAAGCATATTCCCTCCTATGCTGCCGGTTCAGCCGTCAAAGTGTTGACAGCAGTCTTAGTTGCTTCATAACTCGTCTTGAACAAGAATAATGCAGATTTAGGCGTTTTCTGCTCTTCCAAGGTAACAGCCCATCCACCTTCAGTATCCTCGCTATACTTATCGTTGTCGATAGCTGTAGCTGTAAGCCCTTGGTAGTAACCATACACCTGAAAAGCGGCATCACCAGGGTTTCCTTCTTTCTGTAAACCCTTATATTTATTCTCCAACACCACAACATAGGTACCGTTAGCCAATCCGTCAATAACATCAGCGCATACATCCGGGTCGTTTGCCAATATCACAATCGCGACAGTATTGGTAAACGAACTACGATATGTGCCAGCCACTAATGAGGTCTTTGTACCCGTAAATGGATTTTTACCAGGAACAACAACCTTATAAGCCTTCTTCCCGGTTTTCATAGCCAGCGTTTCAATCACATTCTTTTTTGTAGAATTGAATACTGTGGCTGCAAAGTCCACATCCGCACGATTCATTATTACCCCTTCCTGCTCCAATCCTTGTACTACTGGATCATCACACGACGGAACAATATCTTTCTTTAAAATATCATCACATACTCCCATAGAATACCTCCTTTTGTCAATATGCTACTTGCACCAAGTTGTCCTCGCCAATCATAGAACCGAGTTTACCAGTAGAATAGATATAATTCTTACGGGGTTTTCTTTCAAACCAGATATCAAGGTCAGATATCGGGTTATCGCCTTCACAACCGTACATTAAATTGTCCGGAGAACATAGAACCGCACGGTGAGGAAGGTTCAGTTTCGTTTTATCGTTCTGATACGCTTGAATAAATCTATCCCAAATAGAACATTTTACGACCGTAACGCCGTCATACTCTCCTACTTCAAGGCCGTCAAAAATGACCGTCCAAGGCATAATAACCTTATATTTCTCCCTCACATCACGTGACAAAGAATCACATAATGATTTTGTAGCAAAAATTGCATGTCCGGACTTCTGGAAAATACGGCTATCCGCATCTTCAAGCATCGTGTCAAACACAGATGTAGCAGCCCCCAATTCTTTCATCTTGGACTTCTGCAAAGCATAAGATGCTTCAGAGTTGGCTGATATAACGGTATGCTGACCGGAATTCTCTGCACATATGGCAAACAGGCGTTTAAAGAAACCGTCACATGTCTTGAACAATTCTACATTCAATCCATCCGTAATTTGACCGGAACCGTCAATATTAGCGGCATCCTTGTCTCCAAACCAAGTGAAGCGCCATAACATTTTCATCATTGCTTCCGTCAGTTTTGGAAGGACAATCCCATCCATATATTCAGTAGAAGTAAGGTCCGCAATATTGGTACCGGTCTTCAAGCAGTACTTTGCAATAGTATTCTCCAAATCCTCATAGCACATTTCCAACGGAACTTGCCAGTCGCCAATTTCCCATACTTTCTGGGCGGCAGCGATAGCCACTTTTTGATATTCAGGGTCACATCCGGCACCTGCGATACCTACATCCTCCATCTCACCGATGAAGCCAACTTTCTTGCCATTGGTCACTTTAGGCATGAACGTCATAAAACGCTCCATATCCTCATTTTGAAAGACTGTCAGTTCAATCAAGTCTTTCAAATCCTTCACCGCCTGATTGTCTGGCGTCAATTTTGAAAAATCTAAAATAGGCATACTCAATTCTCCTTTCTTTACTTTTTAGTTCTCTTCTCCCTTTCCTCTCTCAACTTTCTTTGAATAGGTGTCTCCTCTGCACTTGCTTGTGTCTCAACAGTATTCTTGAAGGATTGGGTACGCAAAGAGACTCTATAGGTTGAACAATGTTTTGCTAGCCAATTCTCACCTCCTGCCATCTTTACAGCATTCAGTATCTTATTGTCCTCAACTGTACGGGCATTGGTTTTCAATGCCGCATTTTCCTCTTCAAGTTCTTCAATGCGCGCCTTTAAAGCTTCAATCTCCTCGTCACCGTTTGCTTCTTCCGGGTCTTTGATTTCTGTAATCACTCCGTCTGTTACAATGATAGTCTTACCATCGGGCATAACATGCTCGCCATCGGGGGATGCCGCATCTCCCACCTGCGGTTCTCCTTCTTCACGTTCCACCGTCAGTGTATTACCTTCGGCATCTGTCAGTTCCATAGATACTACCGGAATGTCTTCTATCTTCTGGTAGCCACATTTCGCAAGCAGTCTGTCAATGATAGATTGCTTTACCGTTACTTGTTTCTCTTTGTTCATTTTCTCACTATTAAGTTTATAATCAGTTCCTTTTGCTGTAGTCGGTATAAGAACACCAGATATAAATCCAAGTTGTTTTGCAACCTCACCGCCAAACCATGCCTCCTTGTTCATCTGGACCTCCAAAATGGTCGATTCAACTCCTGTCCGTTCAACATATACAGCCATCATCTTATCCTTTTCCGCTTCCAGACTTGATTTGATGGATTCTATAGTTTCAAGGTCCAATAAATCATCATATCTTGCCAAATATGGTTTGTGGATGAGAAACTTTGCATGAGGATAAGCTTTTCTGCGTTCAAGTGGAGCAGAAAGCAAAATGATGGTAGCCATAGAAGCACATCGTCCAACAACGGTACAAGATATTTCCTTGCCCGACGCACGTAATGCATCATAAATAGCATACCCCTCAACCGTATCACCGCCGCACGAATGGATTTCAATGTCAATTTTAGGGTCAGCCGGGTCAAGCCATGAAAGGAAGTATTGGATATCCGGAAACGAAAGCCCCTCGTCACCGGTCAAATACCAATTTTCCATTTTATCCTTATCAGCTACAATGTCCTTGTTAATGTATAATTTAGCCATATCACATAATTGTTTGTAACAAAGGTAGAAAACATGATACGGCTTGAAGAAAATAAGAAGTCTATTCCACTGACACGCTTTGTCAGCAACTTTTTCAAAACAAAAAAAGAGCGGAATAATTCCGCCCCCCCTAAACATCCACCTTACTTGAGAACTTATCTATTATCCGATAAATTGTCCTTTCCGCAATATTATACTCATCGGATAAATATTGCATGATATAAGTCTTTTTATGTCCCTCCTTTGACAGACGGACATATTCTTGATACACGGGAATATATTTCACATCCCCGACATCAAGCGAAGCATCCCCCATCATTTGAAGAAGACTCTTATTCAATATCAATAGTTCATATGCTTTCATATACTACCAAGATTTTCAACGTACTTAACCCTATTAGCAACAGAGGTAAACTCTTCCACAGAAACCACCGGAGCAGGCGCCATCATCATACCTTTTGCAACAGCTTTGGCCAGCATGTCCTCTCCTAACGCCTGATTGGAAGAAGCTGTTACATTAATGGGAATACCTCCTCCTATCTGATTGAAAACCGACAATAACGGAGCAAACATCGAGGTTGCAGCAGCCGTCATTACACTTTCACCGTTGGACAACATAGCAGGTATGGAATCGCTTGTACCGGAACCTGGCCCTTCAACTTTACCTCCTTGTGCAAATTTAGCACTTTTCACCGATTTCATAGCCTTTCCCATAACAGTAGTTACAGATGCCACTACAGTACCTATCGCAGCAAGCATGTCAATCCATGTTGCAGATGAGCGGGTAGCTGTTTCTACGGCTTTGGCAATGGCTACCCCTTGTGCGATAGAAACCTCCGCAATAGCCAGTATTTTCGCCAACTGGGCCATATTCTCGTTATCTCCTGCCGCTTGTTCCAACAAATCAGAAAGATTCCCTGCCAAGACAGAAAGGGATTCACCTTTATTTTGCTGCATCTCCACTTCCTTGTCAATGACCGCCTGCTTTGCATCCAAGTATTCTTGGTCTGCAGCAAGCTGTCTGGCCCGGAATTCGGCATCACTCTCCTCTTCCATCCGTCTCAAGCTGTCTTTCAGTTCAAGCTTCTGCTGTTCCTGCATACGAAGAAGCTCAAGTTCACTATATCCATTCAATTTAGCTTCTGCCAATTCATTATCCAATCGAAGTTTGAGTGCATCAGCTTGTTTCTTTGCTGTATCATTCTCATGTTGAACGGACAAATCATCAATCTCTTTATTGTACTTCTCCGTGACAGCAAGCTTCATCTGTTCAGTAAGCTCTTTCTGACGAAGTTCTACGTCACGTTGGACAACAAGTTGCTGTATTTTGAGTTGGTATTCCTGCTCACTTCCAGCTTTTACGGATTCAAGTTGCAGAGAGATTAGTTTCTGCCGGTTCTCCACCTCCTTCATCAGTTGTTCTTCCGATAATTGCTGTAATGCATCATTTTTTTGCTGTTCAAGTGCAATAATCTGATTATTTATAGCTCCAGCTCCACGTGCTTTCGTTGTAAGGTCTTGTTCCTCAATCAAGCGAACACGCAAATCTTCTATTTGACGAGAAAACTGACGTTCTATCTCAATGGATTGTTTCTCTCTACTGTCCTTAACCAGCTTAAGCATTTCATCCTCAGCCTTACGAATTTCTGAAAGTTCTTTTTCTTTTACAACTTTAGCCTTATCTACTGATTCTTTCCGCATCGCATTTATTTTATTCTGGGTTTCCTTATTACGGGTATAGCTCTCCATTTCCTTTTGAGCTACGTCCGAAAAAACTTGAGAGAATTCCTTTAAATCTTTCACTGTACTTTCTGATATACCCAATCGGCTAATAACCTCATCAGCCGTTACTGCCCCTTGTGCCATATCATCAAGCAATTTATTAGCTTCACCAGTAAGTTCTATTTGCCCAAGAAGATTTGCCAATTTCTTTCGGCCAATATCAATGCTTTCCTGCTGAAGTTTATTTTCCATATCGTATGCTTTTGTAGCCGCATCAGTACGCTCTTTCAGGCTTTTTGTAGTATCATCTGCAATGAGCTTCAATCTTTCAATCTCAGAGCGACTTGCCGCACGCTTCATATTAAGCATTGTTTCCGATTTCTCTAACTGTTGCAATGCATCATTCAGTGCCCACGCTTGTTTCGCATCATTTGAAATTTCTTTTCCAATACCGGAAAAACTATCCTTCATATCCTTTGCTGCACCAGAAAAATCACCAGAGAAGAATTTAGCAATAGCTCCACCAAACTTTGCAATCCGGTCTATAATCACATCAATAATTGCCCCAAAAGAGGACATTACATTAGAAAGAAATTCAGTACCTTTTTGCGTTTTAGCCAACCATGCGACCAATGAACCCAACAAAACAACAGTAGCCCCAATACCAGTGGAAATTAGTGCAAGTTTCAACACTTTTAAAGCTGCAGATAACAAATTACTTGTTATAGCCGCTGTTTTTTGAGCACCAGAGAACATATTCGCAGTGACCGTTCCTGCTTTGTACTGGACTGTTATTTTAACCAATTCATCCTTCAAACCACCAACAAATTCCTTTGTACCTCGCAAGACGCTAACGCCACTGCGCAATATGGAAACAAAAGGTACTTGGGCTTCTGTAGCCTGAAGTATCGCATCTTTATAATTACCCACATTCCGATAAAAGCGCTGCGTTTCTTCTTCCGCACCTTTCAGTTCATCGGTAATGGCATTTATCTTATCTTGCAGCTCTTTGCCTTCGCCCCCCTCACGCTCTACACGACTTAATCTGTCATAAGCAGCGGTAAGATTGGAAAGCTCAGCCCGCAACCTAACAAGGCTTCCTTCCATCTCTGTCTGCTCTTTACGTTCATTTTGAATTTGTTTATTCAGTACACGGATGGCATCTGTATATTGTTGGGTAGCAACTCTATTTTCGGTTAATTTAATATTATATTCCTCCCTACTCATACGGCCTTTCTTCAAATCCTCCTTAAGAGTTTGTTCTACTTTTCGAAGTATATCCAACTGCGTACGATACTCTGCTATTTTACGGATAGCATCATCATACTTTACCCGAATTTCCAATATTTTTTCACTTGTATTGTCTTTCATAATTATACCTCCAATTGTAACAATTTACATTCACATATTCCCGTATCTTCTGCCTTAATGGAAATAATGGCATAATATCTACCATATTGGGCCAAGTAAATTGGAACAGTCATATCCAAGTCTCTCAACTCAATATCATTTATTTCTATCTTTTCTGTGATTACTTTAGGCATATAAATGACCTCACTATAACTTTTGTAATAAGAGTTAATCACAGAAGAAAAATCAAGTTCCTCAAATGTTCCTTTCAGAACATCTGCATCATCTGTACAAAGTAAAATTCTTGGCTCCACTTTCTCTAGAGAAGATTTACCATCACTGTCATACTTATATAACTTTATAGACGCAACGCCACCTGCCATATCAGTACCAGCAAATGGAAGCGTAAGAATATCACGCTCTGAATCCAAAGTGTAATCTAATACTTGTAATGCTCCATCATAAGAGCCATTAACCGTAGAGTCTTCTTTGTAACGCAGATAATTCAGCTGTGCGAAATCATTCAGCCTATATTCCAACATATTAGGTTTATTCTCCTTATAAGTAGCAACAACCTTTTTTGTCCAATCATATGCTCTTGTTTCATTTTCTTTAATAGTATCTACAGAAACAAACTCAATGGAATTTGAATCATTCTTACCAGGAACAGCAAAAACACCGAGAATTGCAGCAACAGCTTTAATAAAATCTATCTGTTTTATTTCGGGCAAATTTGCAATAATCGGGAAGTGCCCATATCCTGCATTTATCTCATCATCTATCGAAGGCATCACTTGATCACATATAGCTGTAATGCTAAATGAATTATCCATAGATATACCACCATCATCAATCCACCCTGCGTCAAGTAATCCAAACAAAATCTCCTTACTTTCCTCTAGCGTATCTGTCTCTATATCTGTAAAATCAAAATAGATAGTATAACTATTTGTGTTATGCCTCTCAATCTTGCTATAATCTATAGTTGCAATATCGACTCTTGTATCATCATCCATAATGTAATAAGCAACCAGACATGCTCCATTAGGGTATATAGAAGTGGATACATCAAACGACACATTACCATTCATCAAAATCTTCATATTCGGAGCATTAAGTTTAAAGCCTTGAATATAAATTTTTCCAGAACTACTTTTAAACTTGGTTATAGTCCCATAATAGCTTGAAAATGACTTATCTGCAAAATACAATTTTTCCGGTTCTCCCTTATCAAGACGTCCATGTACATAGTAACTAAACTCTGCATGTAATGCATTTTTTGCAGCATAACTTCTGCTATCATTACGAGTTAATAAGGGTACAAACAATCTACTTAACATAAAAGCGCGATTAGCAGGAAACGTAAAAGTGACACCATTATCTTTCATAATTTGTAACAAAATCCAGGTAACCTTACACCCCGGATGATACCACCCTGTTGTATCTTCCCGCCGTATACCATAGTCTACTTTAGGAATAAAAAAATTACCGGAAGCATCCCCTTCAAAAGAACCTACTTTCCAAAATACATGATAATCTGGAAAATCATCATCAGCAATGACCTCATAATTGTGTCTATCCTTCAAATCACGTAGCGTTTTATTTCCACTTATAATATTTGCAAATCTAGAGACATTACCCCATGAAAGAGCAAATTCAAAAACATCCGATGTAGACAATAAGACCGCAGTTGCGTTATTGAGTATCTCTATCCCGTTACGAAAATAACAAGCATTCAGTTTAATTCTAGGATAAACGATGTCGCATGAAGGTAAATCAGCATGCATGATTGCACACTGATTACGTATAGTATTCGGAAGTTTGATAGTATAAGAATTATTACTTATAATCTTACTCAAATCCGTAAATATATTACTTTTGAAATTGAGCGTTACTTTGGTATCATCATCCAAATCCATCAGTTTATCACCAATGAATAGCATATCGTTTCTCATAAGCTTTGTACTCTTGTTTCTGGTAATATGATTGTTGCTACGAAATCCTGCAATACGGCTCTTGTCTTATTGAAATTACCAACAGATACATTCACTGCCTTCCAGCTATCAACTCCATTCACATTTTTACCTGCATACATATCAACGATGGGTGACAACGCGAGTTGAAACAAGAAGTCAAACGTTTCAGAGTCCACTAAAGGAGCACACACCAACAATGTATTCTCTTCTGTTTTTCTCTGCTTACGTCCTGAACCTCCATGATAGCCATTAACATAGTTATAGTCTTGCATATTATTACGAATGAATTCACCATCATTGGCAATTTGTTTGCCCTCATCACCACGTTTAAACAACCAATAGCAATAAAAGCCATGACGATTTATCCAACGTAAATAAATTCCATCCGTGCATTCATCAACTAAAAGCCTCACGTTTACAGCCATATTCGTCAATGCATGAAAAGTAAAATCAAATGTATTGTCGAACACGTTTGCCCCCACACTCGTTCCCGGCAATTTCAATACGACCTCATTGTTTGCATCAATTCCATTCAGAGTAATATTATACACCTTTCTTTCAGACAATGTAATAGCTGGTAAAGAAATGCTGTCAGCGGTCACAGTCACATTAGCATTACCGGCCGTATACATTCCTACCGTAAACGGAAGGTTTTTAAACCACGTCAATATACGATTTCCATTATACCGTTCACCCACCTTCATTGCCCCCCAAATGATGAACGTATTGAATTGAAAACTTTCAGACATTGAACTGTCCGAATAAAAGTCAATATCTACAGAGAACACACGTCCTACCCCGCTATCTTTCGGAACCGTCTGTGAATAATCAATTTTCCCAAATTCTACAGTGTCAAATGTAGACTGCATGTAAAACGACACATCAAAAAAGCATGCATTATTAAACAGAGCCCTCTTCTCCTTGTATGAAATTTCAGAAACGATATCAGTCACCGTCACCTCCACGTAATCCCAAGCATGCCCGTAAATGTTTATCACTACCGGATTAAAACAGAAAGATATTTCATCCGGATATTCTATGGTTGTTTCCCCTATCTTATGAGTTCTCATTACTATGTAGATTTATATGTGTCACATCATCAACGAGTATACCAAACACACGGTCCATAATGTCCCGTATTGTTTGCTCCACGTTCGTTGTATATATATCCTCGTACGTACCAGAGCGATAAAGTGATGTGCCCTCTGTTGCTATCTTCCGGGCCACAAGGTATGCAAATGACCTTGGTCTCTCCACTTGGATCCCCTTGTCTATCATCCATTGCTGAATAATCTTATAGAATCCTTTCGGTACTTTCCCCGAGGCACGTCCCACCTCCAGAACTCCGAACGCTTGACGACCATAAAGAGTACCATGATTATCATCCACGACAACGTGCAGGCTCTTGATAGTTTTGCCACTTGCACGCTGCCCAGCCCGTATATGATTTTCTATGATGCGCTGCCGAAGATTATCCAACTCCTCACACAATATCGCCTTTACCTCTTTCCTCCTATCTTCCATAACTAGCACATGGGCGCTCCTTGAACCTCTTTCAATTTCAATTCTATTACTATTCCGGTAACATTTACATCCAGCTTATCATAGAAAACGGAATAAGGTACCTCATCGCTCACCCACTCAAACAGCTCGCTCCTATTCAACTCACGGATAAACTGAACCGCATATCCTTTGCATCTCTCAATGACCTCATCATTCTCCACCCCATCGAAATCAAATTTGGCCTTATCAGCAAATGCTATCATGCAGTTAGGAGAATCCCTTAGCTGTGTTCTTGATATGACGAATTTCCCGGATATAGGAAGCAAATTTATAATGGCCGGCAATGGCATCTTATCCAACCTGACATTGGCGGTCGCCCAGTTATCGAACAAATAGGTGACTCCTTCCAGCTTTTCTGCAACAGAAGCTATCTTCCTTTCTACACTTGTATTCATTGCTTATTCTGATATATTTTGATATATTTCCCGTAATCGACGTTCATAGCGTATTTTCTCTGCATCCATGTCAAGGCATTTATATACCCTCACCCATGGAACACATTCTACCTGCTCATGGTCAGTTATCCCCATGCGGGTAGCATAGTAATCCACCAAGCCAAACAACCCGAACGAAAGCTTATCCACTCCGGCACGTCTTTCTTCCGGAGTCGGTACTACGCTCGTAGTTTCAAAAAGCTTGGTAATACGTTCAACCTCCTTGGTTACCCATGTGGAGAATCCCAAAATATCCGCTGCCCCACACTTCTCTATCTTATCAATAGACAAACCAAGGACAACACGGCATGGAACCATTATACAATCTATTCCATTGCGTATGGATTGTAGTTCCATCAGCTGACCTATAGTGAGGTCATTCAGAGTCTCCGGAACTCTTACACCTGCGACAAAGTCCGGTTTAGGCAACTTCCCTATCTGATCCAACAGTTCAGCAGCATTGCTCGCCACGTTACTCAATATCAAAAACTCTTTTACTGTCATATCTGTCCTAATTTTGCTTTTGGTCTTTTAGGTATCGGTTTTATACGGAAAAGCATTGCCATTATCAACATGTCGAGGTAATCCGGAGAATGACCAAGTATCTCTTTCATTTTCTCCTTGTTAATTATCCCTTTCTTTCGGGTATCAGCATCTATATGGTCTTGCTTCAAAACAGCCAATTCTTCCATTATGCGCTCTCTTTGCACTTCCGTACATATAACCCTTATCTGCCGATTATTTATTAGTTCTGCAAGCTTAAATGCACATTCAGACTTCAGATTGTCGTACTCTGGATTAATAGGTCGGTTACCACCATGAAATTCTTTGATGCCATTCAAATAACTTTCAAGGTAGCTTCCAAGTCCATCACTATCAACTACCATCATGCTACGTGGAATCTTCCACTGTATCATCATGTTTTTAAGGTCCGTCTCAATAGATTTACCCGTGCTATATTCCTGGTCTAACCGGATATAACACACATTACCCACCCAGTGCCCCCCGACAAAACGGTCGCGTCCTTTCATGGCAAGGTCAGCTGCTCCCGTCGATAATCCTATCGGTTTTACGTGCTCATTTGCGAATAGGTCACAAATGGCATCATAATCACAGAGTGCTGTCGGGTCGTTGTCATACTCCCAATTACCATAGTACAAGCGCTCCTTTGTCACTTTGTCCCTGGTATTGCGGAGCGTATCTATGTAGTCCTCGGTAGCGTAGGGATTATCCTGCACCAATGCTTGAATAAAAGCGTATGGGGCTTCCAGCTTGCCTTCTTTCCACGGTTTGTAGAACTCACGATAAAGCCAGTTCTTCTTTGGATTGCAAGTGATAAGTATCTTCCCGGATATTCCATACACATCATTCAAGTGCCGTCCTATACGCGTCTTCAAAACCTCAAATGCGAGGTAGTGAACCTGCCCGGCTTCTTCAATCCACCCTCCAGTAAACTCCTTGGAGCCCAATCGCTCATACATCGGGTCTTTGACGGGATAATATGTCAAGTCAAGAAAGATGATTTCCGACCCATTCCCTAAAAGTATACCGTCATTGGTCTGCTTGTAGTCAGTGAATCGATGCCACTTTGCCACCTTGTCGAAAGTGACAGAGATAGACTCACGGCTATCTTTCAAATTATTTCGGCCAGCGAACCATCGAGTGCCCGGGAGATAGTAAGCACATTGCATAAGCCATTCACACCCAAGCCATGACTTTCCACCTCCACCAGCGCCACCATAACACAGAAACTTCGTAACATCGTCACGAAGGTAGTTATAGGCTAACCTCTGCTTTATATTGACCTTATATCCCATTACTTGACTTTCTCCGCATCTTCTGTATATGGTAGAAAATTAAATCCTTTGAACTCTTTTCCTGCATTCGTATGGTCCACCTCCTGCTTGTCAACAAGCCCTAACTTTCGGGCAATGATATTCGCATTGAAAGCTCCAACGCACGCTCCCTCAAACTGCTGCGTTTCGATGGTTTCCTCCACGCGTGCGATGACCTCCAAAAAATCTTCATCATTCTTATTTCTACATTCGGAACGAAAAGTGCTCCACCACTTGGAAGAAGCACCTACATAAATACAGAACCCGGTTAGGGAATACGGACGGGAAGTCGGGGAAACTTCTTGTTGTACTTGTTGCTCATTGACTGTCTCCACCTTCTTCCCTTTTTTCCTTTTTACCGGAACAGTCTTTTGAATGGCCTTTTTGGACAACCAGGGATTTTCATCACACCATTGGAAATACTCACATGCCGCCTCCCATAAGAGTTCCGGCGTAGAAAAGAGCTTATCCCTTCCATGCTTACTTCTTAACATCCAAAATTTATTTCCAGTTGGTGCCGCCATCTTATTTCTTCTTGAATCGTTCGTCCAATATCTTAGGAACAGTGTTATTCCAATTAATCACGTGGTGTAATCTTTTCGTTTCCTCGCTATGGCCCATCACGCCCACCTTCACAGAGGATGGCATCATCATAACCGTATAAAAACTCTTGACATATGTTCCTTGACTCATGTATATATCCGTCATACCTCCTTTATTCTTCTGCGTCTGCTTCTGGTTTAGCGCCACTTGTGGAACCTGCAGAAGTAGACATCCCCTGCTACCAAGCGTGGTATAGGTGTTCACATCTTCATTAATGCGACCAACGAATTTAAACGGTCTATCTACGGAACAGATGAAAGAATTCATCGCTTTCCGTTTCATCTTCTCGCCTTTCAAAATATCGTTCTCCTTTCCTCCTACAAAATCGCCTCTCTGAGCCATAGCCAAAGTGAGAGCCGGAATACTTTCATAAAAACGTAGCATAGCTTCAAATACCACGTCCAATTGCTTTATCGCCCTCTGTTTGACTATACCATCTCTACCATAAGTAAAAGAAAACACATCGTAATCATCATCCAGTTCTATGAAGTATTTGTAGCCAAGTTTTCTTGCTATCTGAAAGCAAGCATTACGCGCATAAACAATAGCTCTGCGATCATCAAAATTATCCGCTTCATCAAAAGTCTTTGCAATCTTTGGTTTATCGAACATTACAACGTTTTTATATTTCGCGTAATACTCTGCGGCCACTTTATCTTCATTGTCTATCACATAAACAATCGGTCCCGTATAGCCACACTTCCGCAGTGTCTTATCTGTAATGACGGAACCGGCACGGCCATGCGTCAGTATGAATGCTGCAAAATCACTCCTCATCTTCAGTATCCTCCAGCATTATTTCATAAATATCTTCCTTGAATCTGGAATAACCGTTCTCTATCGCCTTATCAAAGTCTATTATCACCAGCGCAGACGCTTCCATCAGTTCCTGAATCTCTTTCTCCTGATGGGCGTAGAACTCTGCTATCCGTCCGTAATCGAATACAATATGTCTCAATGCAGCTATCCGAAGGAAAGACTTCACATTTTCCGGAACGTTTGAATTATCTATTTCCGAAATCAGTTCTTCATATTTGCTTTTATCATAGAGAGAATTTATTTCCGGGCATACAGGGTTTTTAGGCTCATACACCGGAGCTTCAATCTTTTTCGTGTATTTATTCCGGGCATCACTTTCACTATCTACCAGACTATCATAGTCGAAATCAAAGTTTAATCCCCAATCCATCAAAGACTCTGCATTCCACTCCTTCAATAGTTTTTCGTCCCATGTACCATTATTCACGTTATCACGGATAATAATCTCCCGTTCTCGTTCTTCTGTCAACCCATGAAGCAGAACCGTCGGCACATCAGAAAGTCCTAGTTCTACACTGGCCTCATACCGTTGGTTTCCGGCTATAATCACCAGTTCCCCAGTCCGGTCAGAGAGTATGATGGGACGTACCTCGAAGTAGTCCGGATTACTATGAATAGACTCTTTGAGTATCCGCATCTGCTCCTCTGATATGGTTCTGGGATTGTTACCCAGTTTTTTAAGGTCTTCTATTTTTCTATAAATTATCTCCATTGGCACACTATTTTACGTTACGAAAATAAAGATACCGAATAATCCACGAACGGACTATCTGGTATCAAAGAAGTTACTGACAAGATTTGGCAGAAGATTTTGTTTTAGACAGCAATACCTTAAATAAATCCAAATCTTCAATTTAACAATTACACCGTTAATGGTTAACAAATACATTTACCAGCTAAACCATGTTATATGATGACTGAACAAAGGCTCATAATTTGCATAACTTCCACAAATCCGTACCTTTGCAATGTGTTTTTCATAGTATTAGATTAAGGTTAATAAAAAAGATTGGCTGTCTGGGATAGATAGCCTTTTTTTGTAACCATTGGCAATATCTTTTCTTTATTAATCACCTGGTCGTTCATACCGTTTCTTCAATTGTTTCAAGACTATTTCCATGCCGTTATCAAGCCCTTTCTTATACCCGGCTACATTCTCCCCTATATTGTAAACCAAACAGCCTGCAACAATAAGGACTACTCCTAAAGCTCTATGCCAATAAGGAAGTGATATGCTGAACGGTGAGAATGTCAGTCGGAAATGACCGATGAATAATGCTGATATGATGAATATTGCAAGAAAGAAAATAAGGTTTGCTTTCATAATTATATACTCTTATTCGTTAATCATTAAACAAATCAACAGCTTTCGCAACCCAATACCATATCACGAAATAAAAAGCGTATTTGGCTAATCTTTCGCAAGCTTGCGAAGGCTCTAACCCTGCAATAAAATTCCACGTATTATACTCATATACACAAATTAGATATGATATAATGATAGAAACCAGTATATATATAAATCTTCTCATAATCATATAAGTTTTAACGCTTCTTGTATTCCGGCTTCAAGTGCTTCCTCGTAGGATTTATAATGGATAATAGGTCTATCCGACAACCCTACTAAGTCATGGTTCGGAATTGTTAGTATATCATATATCCAATAATTTTCATACATATAGGATATTTCAATATGCAGGTCCTTGGTTTCACGAAGCCACCTTTGAACTACCGATTGAGGTGGAACAGATAGGTATTTATAACAATTATGCAAAGTAGAAACATTTATAAAATATTTCCTTTGTAGAAACCCTTTCTCTTTCAGCAGCTTCGCTGTCTCTAATGTTACAAGTTCTTCTGTCATAGTTATATAAACAATAATCTAATTATTAAAACAATAGTCGTAATGATAAAGATTAATGCGAAATGTTTCCATATTTTTACAGTAGCCTCTAAACCGTGTTTCTGTTTGTCAAACTCACTTAAGGCATAATTCAAAGCTTCATCTTTTATTCCCTTAAGCTTATTGTTTAAAGACTGTGTTATATCGTCTGCGATAGTATGCTTCACCCTTTCTGACACGGATTCCGGATATCCTCTTTCTTCATAATTTATTTCATTCAACAAATCATAATGAAACATATAAGGTATTCCGTTCACTTCATAGGAAAGTTCGATACCGCTTTCTTTGACATATTCCAAAAACTTTTCCTCGGCAATCTCGTTTATCCTTTCTTGGTTGGATTCTGCCTTCTTCTTTATCTCATTAAAATATTCCTCGTCAACAATTACACAGTTGTTTTCAAGTTTCATTACATGTGCTTTCATGATTATTCCTCCTATTTCTTGTTTTGATTTATAACTCTTTAAATTCCTGCTCCAGTCGGCATTTTTTTGCATAAAGTCCATCTATAATGTACTGAGTACAATATTTAGGAAGAGTGATAACCGCAATATCACCGGATGTCCTGACGGCATCGCGATTAACGAAGCATTCTTTACTGCTTTTTAGAATTAACTCAAGAAGAGAATTGCACTTTTCAATCTCTTCCTTAAGGATTTTAGCCCTTTCAAACGATTCATTTTTCATAATACTTAAAAATAATAATGAGACGTACACAGAGGAGGGAAATTAATGGCTTCTACACAACCATTAATCTCTTGCCAGAAATGCTCCTCCTCTATTTTTACCCATGAGGACCATAACAAACCGTCCATATCCCTGCGTACATAGAAAGGCGGCCCGTAAGGGTCACATACAGCCAATATCTGCACATGGCTGTTTTCATTGTAGGACACAACTTTCATCTTGGAGGAATCGAACAAATCCCCCTCTATTTTCTTTCCCGGACTGATGTTGAACGAGTAGCTGAAGTCCTTATGCACATTCAAGGTCTTCCATGGGTATTCCGGGAAATCTATTATTCTCAGGTCCATTCTCACTCCTCTGTTTTCAGTTCAATCTTTTCTGCCCGTCCCCACCATGAGCGTTTGTTGTGCTCTTTAATCAAGTTTTCCAGCAGGTGGCGCTTGTATCCTTCATCAGAAGCTTTTCTGCGTTCTGCATAAACCTTTTCTTGCAGGGAATTGGCCTTGTTTTCCAACCTGGTAATTTCTTCGGCAAGCTTCTTGACATAATCATCTTTTAATGGATATATAGTTCTTTCTGCTTTAAAAACACCGTAACTCCCTCGTACCTCATTAAATTCGGTAAGTGCATTCCCTTCACCCAACGCTACGACAAGCTTGGTAAGGCTTTCCGCGCTTATCTCATAACGCTCTTTTATACTGAAGGAATCAGGCAGTTTCCCGTTCCTGATTTCTATTCCGTCCACATCGAATATAAGGTCCTTGCCGTCAAAGACCACTTCTTTCTTGTTCTGTTCCATGATACTAATCTTTATTTATGACGTCATTTATATTCCACTCTATTTGAGGAACTTGAATCTTTTGGGAGAATAGTTCCTGCAATTCCTTTACAGTAGCCTTGTGTGCTTGTGCTACGTCTGTCCCACAATACCACCGGTCATGATTGCAAAGAATAAAATCCCCTTTGTATTGGTAGCATCCGACCGCTTCCCATATGTTGTCATGGTCCAATACCAACCATTGGTTCTTGTCTGTATCATCTCTCAATGCGGCAATAGCCAAGAAAAGCTCCTCGTTGGTTCCGCAATCAATTCTTCCAGCACAATTCCATGTGTAATAAGGATTTGTATCATCAAAAGCCCCTTTAATAATAATATGATAATTGCAGTTAACTGGTGATGTAGCAATACAAAACCTTTCATCTTCAACTACATCAGTAGGATGGTTGTATCCTAATTCTTCCAGCTTCTTCCGAAGATCCGGTGTGTTTTTGCGTATAAAGCACGGTGTTGTAAATCCCATAGTTATTCTCCTTTCAGTCTTTTAAAAAATTTCATCGGCGACACTAAGGAACCCGACGAAATGTCTTTGAAAATTTCACTATCATCATTCACTCCTAATGCAAGACAATACTCCTGCGGATTAACTTTTGCCAATTCACGGAGCTTCTTTTCCCTATCTACACCAGCATAAAGAATCCCGGTATATTCCAAAGTAATAGAGCCGTGCATGTCTTTCAAATCTGATAGCTTTAATATTTTCCCTCTTTCCATTATTCAATCTCCTTTCTCCTTAATCCGTTCCAGTACATCCTTGTTTGCTTCGAGTATCTCATCGAAAGACGGGTATAGGTGTCCAAGAATCATCTTCGCTAACTATCATATCAGTTCTTTCATCTTTGTTTACCCTCCACCAATTTGATTGCATTGAACGATACATTTTACCTATATAAAATTCGCGTTCATGGCATATAATAACTTCAATATTATGTTTTGGCGGTCGCTCCTTTACGCTTATCCAAGGTGATTGCTTTGCCTTCCATTCGGCACCACACTGAAAATCTTCCATGCAATCAGAGTGACGGTAAACGTAATTATCAGCATCTACTTCTTTCAGAACGTCTTTTCTGAATTTCGTTTTTTGGGCAGCATAATCGTATGCCGCTTCTTCTACTGTCTGTTTCATATCTATATCGTATTACGTTAATTGATTTAAAATTTCTCTTCGAATAATTTCCCTTGCGCTAAATCTGAATAACCCTTTCTTTTGCTCATGAAAATCCGCAATAGGTATTTCGTTGATGTAGTAATAGAAAGCTTCATAACCGTCTGCAAAGTTGCGAGCAAGAAACCCATTAGGGTGAGTGTTCATATATCTTTCAACGGCTATTATCACACTTTGAGCATAACCGGGAAACATCTTAAACTCTAATTGCATCTGCTTGTAATTGCAGAGAGGACAGCCGACACAACCGTGACGGCTCAAATTATATGGAGCATCATAATACTTTGAATATGGTAATCCGTATTTTCGGATATAGCTCCAAACATCTTCTTCTGTCCATGTGAGGATAGAAAGAATATGCTTTGCGCCTTTCATCCATTTTCTTGTATCACACTGCTCCGGCTCATAATCTTTTCGATTTCTACTTTCGGCAGCTCTCATTCCTTCAATGCTTCGCTTACCAATTCCATATCGTTCTTTCAGTTCCTCGCAGCAGAACCGACGTAACCGGGAAGGAAATCCCTTTTCCTCCACTAACTTAAAAAACGACTTCTCCGGGTGCATAATCTGCACTTGTGAATAATTCTTCTTTATAAAGCTAATTGTTCCCGGCGGGTCTACTGTGGTGTTGGCGTAGATGGCGTTATACTTAATGCCTGCCCGTTCTGCAAGGTCAAGAATAACAACGCTATCTTTACCACCGGAAAAACCTAGATTTAAGGGATGATCGCATTCCATGCTACGAAGAAAACTAATAGCTTGTTGCTCTTTCGTTTTATTTATCATATCTTTGTTCCACCGATAATATTGTCGGCAATTTAATATTTGAAATATGTTTAAATATTTTAAAAATTAGATTGGGCGTATAAAAGCCCAATCTAAATGGCAATTGATTGGGTAGTTTATGTTAGACACATTGTGTTTTATTCTTGCAGTTATAAGCTCCATAAGCATTATCTATTGCTTAGTCGTGACAGGGAGCTTTGTATTAACTCCAAGTCAAACCTTTTAGATTATCGCTGATATTTACACTATCAGATAGTATCTAAAAACATAAACCGCCATAATGGGGCAAGCCTTGCAAACTTGCCTCATTTCTATTTTGTTTTACTCTAATCTACGTTTTATTAAATCGATACAATCATTCAGTGCTTTATTGAAAGCTTCATGGGGTATTAGTTGTTTTTCAAGTTCTTCGGCATAGGCTTGTCCCCAGCCTTGCAAATTGATACTCGCATCATTATTATATTCATCACCTCTATTATCGTAATATACATGAATACTATCAAATACCACTTCGTCGCCAAATTCGTCTGTATCAATATGATCTATGCCGATAATCTTTTCATACGAAGTATGCGCTCTATGCACATACTTACCAACAAAATGTTGATACATTGCTTTCTTTTTATCAGCTTCTACTTTCTTTAATACGCTGTATTTCAGCTTCTAATTCCTGTATTCTGTTCATATCTGAATGTATTTGAATTAATAAATTGGCACATCATAGCCTTTTTCAATCAAGAACTTTATTGCATTTAACCCAAGACGTTCTCCATGCCATTTTTCTGTTGACCACTCTCTATGATAGTGGTAGGACAAATCTTCGGGATTAAAAAAGAAAGTAATTTCGTCACTATCTCGATTATCCTCTTCTCGTGTAGATTTGTATGAGCACCATACTGAATCTCTAAATATAGTATTATTATACTCGGTTAAAGTTGGATAATTCCAATAGTCAGGATGAGCGCAGCATCCTTGAATTACTGCAACCTGCAAAATATCCTCTTCTGATATTTGCATTAAAGGCTTATCGCCAATCACTATTTGCTTCATTTCTAATTTATTAAAAGTTAAATTCAACCCATGTGCTTTTAGGTAATTTGCATAGCCAGTCGCCAAGTAGATTCATTAAATTATAAATATCATCTGCTTTGAAACTCTGTTTATAACCCTTGATTTCCACGTCAATGGCATGAGTTCCATCAGAGTTCTTGAAAAGCTTGTAGTTATCAAGAATTTCAATCATATTTAAAAATGCAGCATATATCTGCAATGCGTCCATTTTACTCATTATTGTTCTGTTTTGAATTTCTTGTTTATTTCTTTTTCTGCTGCTTTAGCCCCCTTCTTAAAGCCCTCCACAAAGCTGTCAAAACAAGCTCTATGGATTTCTAAAGTGCATCTTTGCATAAGTGGGCAAATTGAACATTTTTGGCTAAGTCCGGCTGACTTCTTGGCAAGTTTCGTTACATTTTTCATTGGAAATTTTAATTAATTATTGCGATTTCTTTCCGCTGCGACTTCACTCATACACATCTTGCACCAGGAGGTGAGACATCGGTATTCCTTATCCCCATATCTGACAGTCCTGTTATAGAACCGGTGGAGCGGAAGGGAACGTCCGCAATGCGGACAAACCTTTCTTCCGGCTTCCGTGCCGGCAACCGTTTTGACTTTACGGCGTACAAGCGTACATCCCATGCATTCATCCAGTCTGCCTTTGTATTTCCGGCATTTGTGCAGGGAGATGCGCCCGCATGGAGCGAATCTTTCGCAGTCGAATCTGGGTTCTGTATGATAAATGTTCATACGGCATCATTCATTAAGTCGAACAATGTGGGTGCGCTGACCTCCATCTCTGCCTCATACAGATATGAAAGACTATCTTTCCAGTAGTCGTAATTGAGTTCGGTTGACAGACCTTTCCTCCCCAGATTGATAGCGCAATAGGGAACGGTGCCGATACCTCCGAACGGGTCAAACACCAGTTCACCCCTGTTTGAATACCGTTCAATCAATCTTTCGACAATATCTAACTGAAGGGGGCAGATGTGGTTCTGCCGTTTCTTCTGCGACTGCTTGGTATTGAGCGTGCGCATCCGGGTGACATCATCCCATATCCAGGGCTTCTTGCTTACCGGGTCAACGGCCATGAATGTCTTTGGCAGTTTTCCGTATGCCTCCAGCTCTTCGGCGAATGATACGTGTTCCTCATAATCATAGACGTGCCCACGCTCGTAGTTCCTGAATAGGTGGCGTATCTTGTCAATGCCGGCCCCTTTCATGTCCTCGTAACTCAATAGAGAGTTACCCGAAGATTTCCAACTTGCATGAGCGTCTATCTGCCAACGGGCCAACGAATATTCGCTTTTGTTTTTTGTCACCGGCAAATCAGCATAAGCCCGTGAGGTGTCGGAAGGAAGCTTGCGGAAAAGAAGGACATATTCAGGACAACCGATACCCATCTTTGAACCGTCCTTGCACATCTCTGTATATCCAAGCCGATAAGTCTGGTTGTTCTCCCTTACCACATCCGTATCCACCGTGATGCGCCCCATGTAGCGGAAACCGTGTTTCATGTAGTGGAATACAGTCATTTCACTGAACGGGTCGATAGTGGGCATACCGTCACCCGTAGCGTTGCCGAACAGTACACGGTCTTTCACATGGATGCAAGCTAACCTACCGGGTTTAAGAATACGCATAAGCTCCGGTGTAAGATAATCCATCTGCTCGAAGAACTTGCCGTTGTCCTCATTATGCCCGAAGTCGTTATAGGTCGGAGTGTACTCATAGTGGTTGGAGAACGGGATGCTGGTTACAATCAAGTCCACCGAATTACTTTCCATAGTCTGGCATTCAAGAACATTGTCGTTATTTATGGCCCTCCACAGTTTACCGGACTTTTCTTCCCTGCTGGCAAACATCCACCGCATCATCTTTTCCTCTGCCTGCAAGCCGAACAAACCATTCTCACGGACTATATCGGTCATCTTGGCTACCATCTCGCGGTGTTGCGCCCACTTCTGCATGAAGCTCTTGTATATCTCGCCCTCACTTTCCGCATATACCAGATAAAGGTCAACCGGATGCTGCTGCATGAAACGGTAGATACGGGCTATCGCCTGGAGCTTGTCGTTGAAACGGTAGTCGATGAACATGATTG